TCAGGGCTTTCGGCGATCGAACACCTTGCGTACGGACTTGGTCGGATCCGGGCGGAGCTGGTCGTGGCGGAGGCGTAGAACGCCGTCGTCGGCCGCCGCCGCTGCGGCGCCTTCGGCGATGTCCTGACCTTGCAGCCAGCGCCGGCCCTTCTCGGTCAGGTGGGCGCGATCGTCGCCATGGACGAAGGTCACGACGCCCGCGTCCCTAAGCTTCGGCAGGTCCCGCCGCACATTGGACAGGACGCGATCCGTCTTGACCGCCAGTTCGCCGACCGTGAGCGCGTGGTCGGGCGCCTCGCGCAAGACGCGCAGCGCGTCGGTGTAGGTGTGCACCACGGCCGGGAAATCCGGCCGGACTCGTTCGCGCATGGGAATGGACATCAGGCGGTCTCCAGGGCGGGTGGCCAGGGGGCTTTGCTGAGGCGGACAAGGACGTCGTCGGACGCGTCCTCGTCCCAGAGCGGGGGAGTGGGCATCTCGCGCGCCGGCGAGCTCGAGACGCGGATGCGGCCGAACATGGCCGCGGGGCTGAGGTCGTGGTTCAGGCGCGGGCCCAGGACCAGGTCGCGCTTGATCGACTCGGCGACCTCGCGGATCAGCGCAGGCGCGGCGCCGGCGAGGGCGTCGGACACGGCGCTGATCGTTTCGTCGGAGACGCGGAAGGGCGCGATGTAGCGTTTGACGATGGCGAACCGCTCGGTCGCACCGGGGAGGCCGACCTCGATCTGCAGCTGAAAACGTCGCCAGATCGCGGGGTCGATCGCATCGGGCCGGTTTGTCGCCGCGAAGATCAGGCCGTTGTGCCGGTCCATGAGCTGCAGCAACGCGATGACGATGTTGTTCTTCTCGCCCCCGCCGCTTCCCCCGCCTTCCTTCCGGGCTGCCGCGAGTGCGTCCAGTTCGTCGAAGAAGAGCGCGACTCCGCCGGCGTGCCGGCGGGCCAGGCGGAACAGTTCGGCAAGCTGTGAGCCGGTCTCGCCGATGAACTTCGAGATGAGACTCGGCGTCTCGACGACCACCAGCGGAACGCCGAGGCGGCCCGCGACATGCCACGCCAGCGTGGTCTATGCCGTCCGAGGGCACTGCAGGAGCGCTCGGCGCCTCGGCTGCACGCCTACGGCCGACAGGTCCGCGGCGTAGTTCAGCTCATACAGCCACGCGTGCAGCGCTTGGCGAGTCGCGGGATCCTAGGATGGGCGCCACTCGGCGTCCTCTCGGGCGCAGAACCTCGCCGAAGTGCGAGAAGAGTCGGCGTAGGGATCGCGGCTTGAACCGAGGGTTTGTCGTTCACGGGCGAGGGCTCCGATGCGGGATTGGGCTGATCCGGGGCCGGTCCGGTTTGAGGGCGGCGCGATATCCATGCCGTCCGTGCCGTCCTCGCGCTCCAAGCATATCGTCCCAAGCATGCGTTGGTGTGCGCGTGGCGGGTAGGGATGGAGGTGATGCGACCGCCTTCCGTCGGTCCGGCTTGGCGCCCCTTCGCGATCGCCACGTCGCGCGACATGTCGACAGGCGGAGCGCATTGGGCGGGTGGGCGGACCGTCTGTGCGGGCGGGGCGTCAACGGAAGATCCCGCCTCTTCATCGCGCAGGAGGCGGTCCGTCGTCCCCATCGGGCGTGGCCCTCGACCGCTGCCGAGGTACAGGTCCATGAGCCTCTTGCTCCTCGGCGCGCTTCCCTTGTCCTGCTGCAGATGGCGCAGACATCCGCTTGATGATCTTAGGTGGTCGAGCCCTCTGCGAGATGTTCTTGGCTTCGGACATCACCTCGCCGATGTCGCGGCGACCGCCTTGTCGATCGATCTCGAGCCGCTTGAGCCGCTCCACGATGGAGCGCAGGCACCGCTGGCGGCGAAGGTCTGTTCGTCATCAGGCGGCTTTCCGCGCTGGGGCGGGGCGGGTGCGGTGCAGAGCGGCGTCGAGCTCTTCGGCGGTCTCGCCGGCGGTCAGCACGATTGCGGGTCTCATCGGCCGCGTCCGTCGCGGTGTAGGATGACGACGCGGTGCGCGCGCGGGCCGGGTGATCAGTCCGTGTCGCGCACTCACGTCAGCTGCCACGCGCTCGACGCGCAGGCCGCGGCCGGCGCGGAGGCAATGGAGGTCCGGCCGCGAGCGCTTCCACGTCGGAGAAATACGGCGGATCCTCCTGGCGGATACTCGGCGTCAGATAGCGATTAGGCCTGTAATACGACGTCGGGGTGCGCTCACACCGCCGCCCTCGGGTCGCGGCGCTCCGAGCTTCGGCGCCAGAAGGGATCGTCCTCGGCCAGTGGGCGCCGCGGGGTGGCAGTGCAGAGACGAGGATAAAATGGGCGCATCACGCCGGAGAGGAAGGCGCAGACCACGAGCGGGATCACAGCCGACAAACGTCAGGCGTTCCGCGCGAACATCCAGGCGGCCTCGCTGCGATGGCGGCGGTGTCCAATCGCCGCAGCGACTCCGGCGTGATCACCGGAAGCAGAGCGTCCCGCAGCTGCTGCGGCGGTGTGGACCGGGCGTCCGTGTCGGCGGCGAGCCGTAGCTTGCAGCGATACGCCGTTCGGCGTCCTCGTCCAGCGACGTCGGACGTCAACAGCCGTCTCGCTGACGGAGGCGCCCACGCCCATGAGACAGTACGGGTCACGAAGCCGGCCTCGACCTCCGGCCGGCAGTATCTAGGACCGCGACCATGTCGATGCCGGCCGGCCAGCTGCGGAGCGATGATGCGTTGGGCGAGGTCGGAGAGAGTCTTGCGGCTCGTCTGCTTCGCTGCGGATGCGGCCGAAGCGAAGCGACTGGAGGTATGATTCGCGCAGAGCGTCTCCGCAGCTGCGGGCGAGCGGTGCGCGTCCGGAATCCGGTGACGAAGGCTTTAGGTGAGCGCAGGGCGTCTGCATCGGTCCACAATCTCTGCGGTGTCGTCCGAGTGTAGTAGTGGCCTAACGTCCCTTTGTCTAACGACCGGAGTGGGCGGAGTGTCCTGACTGTCTAGCTGTCCAGTCCTAAAGGCGGCAAAAAACGGAGTGGATTGGAGACGCGCCTCTGTGGACGGATAGCGCAGCTCCAGGTCGGGCATTGTACGTGGTGGGCGAAGTTCTCGCCGTCTCGCTGCCCTTGTAGTTTTCACGACGCCGACCATGCGTTGACTCGACTCAGCGAGCGTCGCGATCCCGAGGTGGGCGGTCGTTCCGCTGCACCACAGTGATTTCGCCGTCGCAATCCTGGGTTTGCCATGCTGCTGCCAGATTGTGCGACGATGTACACTCTCTCACGCGTGTGTCAGGCCATCGGCAGCTCCACGTAGTCGAGCATCTCACATGGTTGAACGCGATACGGTCACCTCCGCTGCCGGCGGCCTAGCCGTCCCTCAACAGGGACTCGTCGGACCTCTCCTAGATTCGGGCTGACGGCGATCAGCGATCTCGGATGGACGGCGGCGCTTCGCCTGCCAGAAAGCCTTCGACGACGCGGGCCTGACCCGTAGAATGTTCGTCGTCCGTCTTGAGCTTCCGGCGAGGAGCTTCGATCCGATGCAAGGGCAGCGCAGCCAATCGGATCGCGCGCGGCGGCCCATCTCGTACACGCGATTGCGCCTACCATCCGCCTGTTCATGGGGCTCGTCCAATGTCGGGCGCGATCGGCATCCACGCGCGTTTTGCGCAGGCTATGACGAGTAAGGCCCAAATCACTCCAGCCAATTTGGACGTCCACTGCAGTCAGAGACGTATCGTCCACTATGAGACAACTTGTCACAAGGGTCTATGAAGTGACCCCAGTCAGACCGGCTCGTCGCTGTCTTTCCGATGGAAGCGAGTCGCACCATAGAGCCGACCTCTCGACGACGCCGTGCGGAAGTGGCAGCGGCGCGCGGGCCTGGTCCCATCGAATCCCAGGCGCGGTTCTCCGGGTCGCGGAGCGGAGGCTCGAGCTGCCGAGCTGCCGACCTGATCGCCGAAACGCGAGTCACCGGCACAGCTTCGGGTGGGCCGCGTGATGACGGTTGGCGAGAACCCACCGAAGAACGCTCCGACAGGTAGGCCGTAGGCCCTGAGTGCTCGCTGCGCGGAGATGGGCGAGGTGGCGCAGCTGCGCGACGTCGCGGAGCGTAGCGTGGCACCTGAGCAACTCGACCTGCGCTCCCGCTGCCGGCGGCTCGACGCGCATGCACAGCTTTTCCGCGCTGCGGTCCTCTACGTGCTGGGCGAGGTGCTGCGTCAGCTCAAACGTCGTCGGGAGCGCTTGGCCAGGCCATGCGGTCGGCGCTGGTGGGCGGTACGGATCACGACAGCCATCGTATCGAGTAGTGCCTAGCCGCACGCTCGATTTCCGCACGCAGCCGCCCATCTGCTCTGCGCCAGGCATCAGCAGTCATGATACAGCGGCCACCGGACGGACCCGCGAGCGCGGAGCCTAGCTGGCCAAGGGTCGGCGTCCCAGGGGCGGGGTGTGCTAGCGAGCGCGTTCCGATCATAGGTCCGGTTCACGGCCGTGCACTCGATGGGGCGACAAGGGGACTTCGCCCAGGATCTGCTTGGCCCGGAGTCCAACGTCCTTCTCCCGAAGCTCGGGAGCGTTGAAGTCGGCCCAGCCGGATTTCGACCCAGGTCTCGGGTCGGTTCTTCGATCCCACACAGAGGCTGTCTCCGTCCCCGACGTACCGGACGACTCCGCCGAAGCGGTCTCCAGTCGAGGCAAGGCCCCCTCGCAGGGTCGGCTTGAGCCCCGCTCGCGATCGCCCAGCCGGCGAGGCTGAGACCAAACGTGCCGGCGATCCGTCGCATCGTGAGCCTCCGCTCAAGCCCGAAGCCGTGAGCGCCTGGGCGGGCTTGGTGGTGGAGGCCCAGCGCTGCGCGCGCAAGCTGGATCGCTCGCCCAAGGTGCTGCGTCGCCTGGGCCGAAACGCGGCGCGCTGGTTGACGCCGGCGGAGCGCGGCGCCGACAGCGACTACATCGCCCTGCTGGCCATCGCCGGTCGCTGGCACCCGGATCAGCCTGTCCGAGCGGGCGGACAGCGCTTCGGCGATGCTGCGCCACGCCGGGCGGAATCGAGGCGGCCGTGGAGCGTCGCGACCCGTTCGCGAACCGCGTTCGCCCGTGCGGCTGCCCTGGCGCGCCGACGTGGACGGCTAGCCATGCGCACCCCGGAGGAGACGCCCTGGCGAACGGATGAGCTGGACTCGCTACGGAGCATGTTGCGAGGCGGATGGACGCTGGCCGAGGCGGCGGACGCGCTCGCCGAAGCCCGGACGAATGCGACCGGGCGGCGAACAGCCTGCTCGGTCGCACGGCCGTGGAGGCGCTGCCGTTCGTCAACGCCGTGCTGTCGGCCAAGGCCGCGGTTCAGGTGGACGACGCCCGTGCTGGCGTCGGCGTGGCCGCGGGATGGTGAGGGCCGAGGCGGTCGCGCCGTCATGGAGCGCCGGGACACCTCGCGAGCCGAGGGCGTGCTCGACTTCTTCCCCACACCGCCTGGGCGACCCGCGCTGTGCTGCCGCTGATTGCGGAGCTGTCGCCGCGGCGGTTGCTCGATCTGACATGCTGGGAGCCCGCTTGCGGCGAGGGCCACATGGCGGAGCCCCTGGCCGAAGCCTTCGGGGGCCGTGATGGCGACGGATGTCTGGTCCTACGGCGCCGGCGGCGTGGGTGGGATTTTTTGGACGCCCACGCGCCCGAGCTGGCCGGCGCTCAAGGCACCGACTGGATCGTCCACCAACCCGCCGTTCAAGGCGGCCGTTGACTTCGCCCTGCTCGGTCTCGAGCGCGCACGGCATGGCGTGGCCCTGCTGCCTGCGGAGCGTTGGGCGAAGGCGGCGACCGGTATGCGCGGCTGTTCGGGCCGCGCCCGCCGGCGATGATCGCGCAGTACTGCGAACGCGTGCCCATGGTGCAGGGGCGTTGGGATCCTGAAGCGTCGTCGGCCACCAGCTACGCCTGGTTCATCTGGACGGCTGACGCGTGCGACTCGACCCGGTTCGTATGGATCCCGCCAGGGCGTCGTGAGGCGCCTGACCAAGCCCCGTGACGTGCGGCGCTGGACGAAGCCGCCGGCCGCCGTTGCTGGGACGGAGCCGCGGCATGATCGTGGTGCGGGTGGAGCTGCATAGCGCAATCACGCGTGAGGTGACCGAGCTGGCTCGGATGGAGATCGCCAACGACGGCCCGGGCGTCGGTTCACGACCCGAAGAAGGGCGATTACACGGGCCGCACGCTCAAGGGGCGGTCCCGGGAAGCGCTTGACCGTCGCGAGGTGACCCGAACGGGTGCTGTCGCCGACTACCCCCGCCAGGCGCTCCATGTCTGGAACCTGGTTGCGCGCATGTTGGCCAGCATGGGCTACCGATGACGGACGACCTGTTCGAGCGCGCCCGGGGCGTGGAGCTTGCCCCCGTCGCCGGCGTGAAGCTGTACCGCTCCGGCCGCGAGCTGCGGGGCGAGTGTCCGCTGTGCGGTGCGTCGAAGGGCAAGAAGAGCGGCGGCGCCTTTGCGCTCGACCCGCGCAAAAGCTTTGGACCTGTCACGCCTGCGGGGAGGGGGGCGACGCCGTCGCGCTCGAGCAGGCGCTGCGGGGCGGGACGGCGCGCGAGGCGGCGGAGCGCCTGGTGGGCGCGGCGCCGCCCATGCCGACCCGGCCGGCGCCGCCGCGGCCGACCCAGGCGGAGGACGACGCCGCGTCCCGTGCGAAGCGGCGGCTTTCGGAGAGGCTGTGGAAGGAGGCCGCGCCGGCGGCCGGAACGCCCGTGCAGTTCTATCTGGCTGGTCGAGGCCTGGGTGGGCCGATGCTGGACAGCGCATTGCGTCGGCTGCGCTTTCACCCGGCCGCCTATCACTCCGGGCGCGAGCCGGACGTTCTGTGCGCACCCGGGATGATCGCCCAAGTGGTTGGCCCGGATGGGCCCACGGGCGGGGCCCATGTGACCTATCTGGCTGAGGAGCGGGGGCGCTGGTTCAAGGCGAGGCTGGATCCCGCCCGGCGCATGTGGGGGCCGCAGGCCGGCGCCGAGGGGCGGTTCGGCGGAGCCGCGCTGGGCGGCGTCTCGGGGCCGCTCGTGGTGGCCGAGGGGATCGAGAACGCAATCGCCGCGGCCATGCTGCTGGGTGTGCCTTGTCGGCCCTATGCGGCGCTGTCGCTTAATCGGCTGCAGGGTGGCTGGCTGCCCGACAAGTGGGGGCGGAAAGACCCGGATGCGCCGGCGGCCGATCCGGAGTCGCCGCCCTACGCCTGGCGGGTCGAGCCGGGGAGCGAGGTGCTGATCGCAGTCGACCGCGACATGAGCCCGATCAAGATCAAGGCGCGCAAGGCGTTGGGCGGGACTTGGGAACGCTCGCTGGACGCGGAGGCGCGCGCGCGGGTGTGCGCCAGCCTGGCCCTGCAGCACTGGCGGCGGCTGAACCCGCACCTTTCCGCGAACGCCGTTCGCGCGATCGCCCCCGGTCCGGGGCGGGACTTCAACGACGAGTTGCTTGCGAGGCGTAGATGACGATGTCCGACGCAGGGCGAAAAGCTGCGCTGCATGAAATCCGGAGAGCTCTGAAAGAGAGGGGCTGGGGCGTGGCTGTGGACGATCTGCTCGTGATGGTCACGGGTGGGCTCGGTAGCGGTACGGAGAAGCGGCGGGCGTTCAATGGCCTCTCGCAACTCGACGGAGCCTTACTACTCGCGGAATACGCCTTTCCCGGCGTTTGGTGGATCGTAGCCAAGGGGCGGACCACCTCCGCCGAGCCCCTCTTCGGGGCGCAGCTCTATGCTGGCCAGGAAGAGATCGCGATCGCCGAACACGACGCTGCGGGCGTCGCTGTTTTGCTCGCCGTCGTCGCCGGTCTGCTGCGGCCCCCTCGAGCCGGGTCGGCTCTCCAGTGACCGCGTTCGACTTCCCCGGCGCGCCCTCGCCCGAGATCCTGGCCGGGTTCGACCTGAACGACTATGGCAACGGGCAGCGCCTCATCACGCTTGTGGGCGGGTTGATCGAGGCGGATGGCTCCGTCGACGTGTCCCGGGCGACCCTGCTTTACCAGCTCGGGCTGGGCTGGGTCGGGTTCAACGGCCGGTTCTGGGACCGAAAGCTCGGGGAGCAGCTGGCGAAGCGCGCGGGGCACCGGGTCGCCAGGCGGTCCGCGGGCTGCGCTCGGAGCTTCTGGCGCGCGGGCTGTCAATCAAGGACGTGAACGGTTTCGTGGACGGGTGCGGCTCGCGCGGGTCCACCTCGGCGATGCTTGCCCAGGCAGAGCCGTACCTGACCGTCGAGATCGACGACTTTGACCGGGATCCGCTGACGGTGAACTGTCGAAATGGCACCCTGCACCTGAAGCTGGGCGCCGGCGGCCTGGAGGTGGAGAGCCGCCCCCATGATCCGGCCGACCGCATCACACGCTTCGTCGACGTCGCCTATGACGCGACGGCGCGGGCGCCCCACTTCCTGGCCACGGTGAACGCCTCGCTGCCGGACGCCGACGTCCGCGGCTTTTTCCAGCGCGGCCTGGGTTACTCGTCGACCGGGCAGACGCACGAACAGGCCATGTTCATCTGTCAGGGGCTCGGCCGGGATGGGAAGTCGACCCTGCTCGACGCCGTCCGAGAGACGCTGGGCGGCTATGGCGCCGTGGGCAAGGTGGAGACCTTCCTCGACATCGGGCAGCGGGGGGGCGGCGACGCCGCGCCGGACATCGTGAAGCTGGCCGGCGATGTGCGCTGGCCGTGCTGTCGGAGCCGCCGCGAGGCGTTAAGTTGGCCGAAGGGCTGCTCAAGGCCTGGACGTCCGGCTCGCCGATCTCGGCGCGGGAGCTACGGGAGAAGCCGTTCGACTTTCGACCGATCGCCAAGCTCTGGATGGAGTGCAACGCCCTGCCCGTGGCTAAGGGCGACGACGACGGACTGTGGCGGCGTATTCATGTGATCCTGTTCGAGCGCCAAGTGCCTGAGGGGCTGCGGCCGGACGGGACCCCCTGGGTCGACAAGCAGCTGCCCGCGAAGCTCCGCGAGGAGAAGGCGGGGATCCTCAACTGGCTGCTCGAGGGCGTCGGCGACTGGTTGCGACGAGGGCTCGATCCGCCCGCGCGGGTGAAGAAGGCGCTTGAGGACTACCGCAAGCTGTCGAGTCCCTTCGGGGACTGGCTGAACGAGCGCTGCGTCTGGGGACGGGCGGCCGATGGCACGCGCACCCTGGTCGGCGAGCTGCACGCCGACTTCAAGGACTGGGCGGAGAAGCAGGGGCAGGACAAGCCCATGAGCCAGCGCGCATTCGGAGACGCCCTGGCCCAGCGGCAGATCGTGCTGGCGGGCAAGAACTCGGCTGGGCTCAAGTACCGCTCGCCGATCCGGCTCAAGAACCCGGCGGAGCTCGAGGCGGACGCCGCCGCGGCCGAGGCGGCCGGGGAGAACGGGCGGCCCGGCGCCGGCGGCGGGTCGTTCGAGCTCGGTCCCCGACGACGAGAACCCTTTCGACGGGAACGGACAGTGACGGACAAACGGACAATCGGCGGGTTGAGTAAAGCGCGAGGGGCGCGGTCGGACGGATGTTCGATTGTCCGGCCGGGGCGCAACGTCCGTCCGCTAAGTCGTTGATCTAGAAGGGATGACGGACATTCCGGACAATGCGGACAGTTGGCCGGGGTGGAGGCTGAAGGCGGGCGTCATGCGTGAGATTGTGGGGCGGGTGTGTCCGTTCGTCCGTCTGGTGAGTGTGTTGGGTGTGGTCTCCTCGGAGAGGATCGAAAAATGAACTCAGTTCAAATCAAAGCGGCGAAGCCGGCGGCCCGTAAGGCCGGGCGCAAGGCCAGCGGCCTGCGGGACCTGCCGCCGGAAGCGGCTCGGCTGGCGGTCAGCCGGGCGGCCCTGGAGCTGCTGGAGGCCGGGCGCGAGGCCACGCCTGTCGAGGTTAAGGCAGTGACCCGCCGCGCCGTCACCGTGGTGGAGGGCGCAGTTACCCTGCAGCGCGAGGCTCGCCAAGTCGGTGCGGGCGGCGGAGCCCCGACCTTGGAGCGGTTGCTTCGGGGCGACGTCGAGATGGCTTCGATCAAGGTGGTCGACGACGGCCAGGTCCGCATGCAGCCTGTTGTTCGCGGCGACGCCACGGGCTCGCGGCTCAAGGCGGCCGGCGTGCCTGAAGATCTGCGCTGGACGGCGGAGCGCTTCCTCGGCGACGTCGAGGCCGCGACCATCGGTCGCTTGACGGCGAGCTATGGTGAGGGCTTGGGCGGGGGGCGCGCGGCGGAGCCGGAGCGCTTGGTGGTCTCGCTCGATCGACTGGCTCGCGCCCAGGCGGTGCTGACGCCGAAGGAGCGTACGGCGGTGTGGGCTCACTTGGTCTTCGGGCTGTCGCTTACCGACACCGGGTGGGCCGTCAACGGCGAGCGTTCGGGCTCCCGCAAAGAGCCTCTGATCGCCGCCGGCCTCATCTTCGTCGAAGCTGGCCTGGAGCGGATGCACCCCCATTACCAAGCCCGCGGGGAGGAGAGTTGACAGGAAGTCCGACTTAATCCACTCCCTCCCCCTAGGCGCAGAGATGCGTCCGAATCACCCGCCCGGCTCGCCAGCCGCGGCGGGTTTCGTTTGTTCGGCGTGGGGCCGCTCATGCCGAAAAGGCCGCCGACCTTCCGCCGGGACAGCCGGTCACATGTCGAGCGTGCGCGCGCTGACGATGCGGCACGCCGGGCGGCCCACCCGTGGCGCGCCTGGTACTCGCTGGCCCGTTGGCGCGACATCCGCGACGACCAGCTTCGTCGCGAACCTCTGTGCCGAACATGCATGGCCGCTGGCCGGGTGACCGCCGCGACCGTCTGCGACCACGTCGTTCCGCACCGGGGCGACCCCATCCTCTTCTGGGCCGGCCCTTTCCAGTCCCTCTGCGACGCCGCTCCCTGGCGGTGCCACTCCAGCGCAAAGCAGGCCGCCGAACGCAGCCCCGGTCCGCCGCCACCCTGAGGGGAGGGGGGGGTCGAAAGTCTGGGGCCCCCTCGGCCGGACACCGGCGGCCAAGAGACAATCAATCGCCGCGAAAAATCCGGCGGAAGTTTTTTTAGGAGGGCAGCGATGGGGCGACTGCCTGACCGACCGGAGACGCAGAAGGCGAAGGGCGGGCCGGGCAAGCGGCCGGCCGCTTATCGTCGCCGGAAGGAGCAGGCGGAACGGGTGGCCGAGCTGCTGGCGGCGGCGCCTGCGAGCGGCACCGAGTCGATGGCTCCGCCAGTCCTGCACGATCCGATGTTCGCCCCCGCCCTGGCGATCTGGAGGGAGCTCGCGCCGGAGCTGGCGCGGACACACCGGCTGCCGAAGGATAGCCGGCTGATCTTCGTCCAGCTGTGCGTCTACACGGCCGAGTGGTTCACCTCGCTGGTCGACGTCGCCGAGAACGGGGCGGATCAGCGGGTTAAGACCGTGGCTGGCGGGTACATGGAGCGGAAGCGCCCGGTGTACGATCGCCGCGAGCGCGCCTTCGACAACGTCATGAAGCTGTCGGAGCGGTTCGGCCTGACGCCGCATGACCTCTACGCGTTGTTCAAAGACCAGGCGATGGCGGCGTCTCAGAACCCCGGCCTGTTCGACCAGGCGGGCGGCAACGGATCCCGACCGGGCTCGGCTCCGGGCTCCGAGCAAGAGCGGCCGGCTGGGATGATCGGCTCGGCCTCGCGCCTGCGGTCAGAGCCGCCGACCCGCCTCCAGTAGCCGCGGCATGGAGGAGCCCGACTGGCTTCACGCCGTCGCGGAGGACGAGACCTACGAATGGGCGCGGCTGGCCTGGCGCCGAGCGGCGGCCGTCGAGGGCGCGTGGTTCGATCACAAGCTCGCGGAGGGCGTCGTCCGCGAGTGGCCGACGTGGGCGACCCTGACCGAGGACCGGTTCGCCGGGCTGCCGTTCCACCTGCTGCCCTGGCAAGAGATCGTGGTCCGGCTGCTGGTCGGTTGGATGGTCCCGGTCGAGGTGCTCGACCCGATCTCCCATCGGCCGCAGGTCGAACATGTGCGGCTGTTCCGGCGGCTGCTGTTGTGGGTGCCGCGCAAGAACGGCAAGTCGGAGTTCCTGGCGGCGCTGGCGTTGCTGTTCTTCGTGCTGGACCGGACGATCTCTCCGCAGGGCTTCCTGTTCGCGCGGACACAGGACCAAGCGAAGCTGGTCTTCCGCAAGATGAAGGACATGATCGCGAACTCGGCCGAGCTGGCCGAAGCGGTCGTGCCCTACAAGCGGTCCCTCTGGTTCAAGGAGCTGCGCGGCGCCTTCGAGCTGCTGACCGGGTCCGAGGAAGGCAAGCACGGCAAGAGCCCGACGGTGATCGTCGGGGACGAGATGCACGAGTGGCGCTCGCTCGAGCTGCCGAACACCCTGCGGCAGGGGCACGGGGCGCCCGGCTCGCAGCCCGATCGAACTTTACGCCTCCACCGCGGGGCTCAAGACCAACGCCACCGGCGTGCAGCTCTGGGAAGAGAGCCTCGCCATCCTCGACGGGCCGGATCGGACGATCCGACCACCCTGGTGGTCATCTTCGCGGCCAACGACAACGACGACTGGCAGGACGAGCAGGCCTGGCGTCGGGCGAACCCCTCGCTCGGCCTGTCGCCGACGTTGGCGTTCCTGCGCCGCGAGGCGCGCATCGCCGTCGATAACCCGCGCCAGCTCGCGCACTTCGTGCGCTACCACCTGAACCGCTGGGTCGACAGCTGGTGCGGTGGCTCGAACATCAAGCAGTGGGACGCCTGCGCCGCGTGACAGACTGCGTGGAAGACGGCGCTCGCCGAGCTGCAAGGCCGGCGCTGTTTGCGGTGCCTTCGACGTGTCGTCGACCAGGATGGACGGTCAGCTTCCTGCTGGCTGTTCGAGCCGACGGCAGAGGATCCGCGCTGGCGGCTGTCTGCCGCTGCTGGGTGCCGGAGGACACCCTCGCGGAGCGGTGTGAAGCTCGACCGGGTGCCCTACGACCGCTTCGTCGACAGACGGGGCGATGGAGACCACGCCCGGCGACTACGTCGACCAGAACTATGTGCTTCGGGCGGTGCTCGCAGGGCATGGCGACTTCGACGTGCAGGGCTCGGGTTTGACCCTGGAACGCCCAGAAGTTGGTGGCCGACCTGGAGCGTGAAGGCGTCGCGCTCGACGAGCCTGGTCGCGATGCGCCAAGGGATCATGACGCTGGGCGAGCCGTCCAAGCACTTCGAGCGCCTAGTTTACGCCGGGCTGCTCGACCACGGCGGTCACCCGGTCCTGCGCTGGATGGCCGCCAACGCCGTGGTCCGCTTCGACGAGAATATGAACTTCGCCCCGGCGAAGAAGCGCTCGAGCGAGAAGATCGACGGCATCGTCGCCGGCGTCATGGCTGCGGGGCTCGCGCTCTGCCGCACCGAGGAAGAGGGCTTCGACATGGACGAGTTCCTCGGCAACGTGGTCACGGCCTGATGAGCTGGTGGCGTCGATGGCTTGGCCGCCCCTTGTCTGCGCAGGACGGAGATTTCTGGGCGCAACACCACGGCCCAGAAACTTGGGCCGGCGAACACGTTGACGAACACAGCGCCATGCAGCTGTCGGCCTATTTCAGCTGCACGCGGCGGATCAGCCAGACGGTGGCCAGCCTCCCCCTTGGAGTCTTCGAGCGCGCGCCGGACGGTGAGAAGCGGGCCGTCACGGATCATCCGCTCTACGAACTCCTCCACCACAGCCCGAACGCTGATCAGACGGCCGTGGAGTTCTGGGAGGGCCGGGTTCTTGGCCTTTGCACGTCGGGCAACGGTTTCGCCGAGAAGATCACCGGTGCGCGGGGACCGCCTTGTCGCCTTGGAGCGCATGCCGCCGGACACCCAGGTGCGCCGGACTGAAAACGGTGCCCTCGAATATCGTTTCGACGACCGCGGCAAGGAGGAAGTGCGCCCCGAGGCGCAGGTGTTCCACATCAAAGCCTTCGGTGATGGCGATGTTGGCATGTCGCCGGTCAGCCATGCTCGTCAAACCCTCGGTCTCTCCGCGGCGACTGAGCGAGCAAGTGCTCAGGTCTTCTCGAAGGGCATGCGGTCGCGAGGCTTCTTCGTCATGCCGCCCGGACAGAAAAGCCTGGATGCGGAGCAGCGGCGGAAGGCCGAGAAGGCGCTCGTCGATCCCTTCATGGGGCCGCATGGGAAGCACTGGGGGATCCTGGAAGGCGGCGTCGACTTCAAGGAGGTGAACGTCATCCCCCGGGACGCCGAGCTCATCCTATCTCGGCGCTTCAACGTCGAAGACATCTGCCGATGGCTCGACGTTCCCCCGATCCTCGTCGGCCACGCCGCCGAAGGCCAGACCATGTGGGGGACCGGCGTCGAAGCGATCATGCTCAGCTGGCTCACCGGCGGGCTGCGACCTTACCTAGTCCGGATCGAACAAGCTGCTCGCAAGCGGCTCCTCACTCCAGCTGACAGGGCGCGGGGCCTTTTCATCGAGTTCTCGGTCGAGGGACTGCTCCGCGGCGACAGCAAGTCTCGGGCGGAGTTCGCGTCCAAGATGATCCAGAACGCAGGCATGACGCCGAACGAGTGGCGGCGGAAAGAGAACCTGCCTCCGATGGATGGCGGCGACCAGCTGTTCATCAATTCGACCCTGATCCCGCTGGCCTCGGCTGGCCAAATCGCAGCGCGACAGATCGCACCGGCGGAGGTTGCATGAGCGTTCGAAGGTTACCCGAACTGCGCCGCCCGGCGCAGGTTCAAGGGACGACGCCGGAGCTGCCCGAGAAGGCTCTCAAGTCTTGGAACCCCCGGGTCCGAGCCGCGGCATCCGGAGCCACGATCACCATTTTTGATGTGATCGGCGAGGACTTCTTCGGCGAAGGCGTTAGCCCCAACCGCATCTCCGCGGCCCTGCGCTCGATTGGCGACAAGCCGGTCACGGTTCAGATCAACTCGCCGGGAGGCCTCTATGACGACGGCCTGGCGATCTACAACCTGCTCCGCCTCCACCCCGCGAAGGTGACCACGCAGGTGGTCGGCATGGCTGCTTCTGCGGCCTCCGTCATCGCCATGGCCGGCGACGAGATCCAGGTAGCTAAGGCCGGGCACCTGATGATCCACAACACGCAGTGGGTCGCCATCGGGGACCGCCACGTCATGCTGGAAGCCGCCGAGGCGATGGCTACCTTCGACACCACGGCCGTGCAGCTCTACGCCGACCGCTCCGGGCTGGATCCGAAGGTGATCGCCCGGATGATGGACGAGGAGACGTTCATGTCGGGCGAGGAGGCCGTGGAGCTCGGCTTCGCGGACGCACTCCTGGGAGTGGACACGACCCAGGACGACACCCTCTCGAACAGGTCCGCGCTGTACCGCGTCGAGGCGGCGCTGGCCGCCGGCCGGGCCATGCCTCGAGCCGAGCGCCGCAAGCTGCTGAGAGAGATCACCGAGGACATGCCGGGCGCTGTCAGCGGGAACCCCACGCCGGGCGCTGGGGACCAGGCCGTCGAGGAAGACGACGGCTTCACTTCGCTCCGTCTGGCTGCGGCCCGGCTGAGTCTCGTCAGGCCCTAGGCCGCCCACACCCCTCAAGGACTACCCAAATGCCCATGTCCCAAGAAGACCGAGACCTGCTCCGGCAGGTCACGAACGACCTCACGCGCGTCAGCGACGACCTGACTCGCAAGGCTGAAGCGGCGATGACCGAAGCGCGGAACACCGGCGGCCTCGCCCAGTCCACCAAGGACACGGTGGACGCGTTGGCTACCCAACAGACCGCGCTCACCGGCCAGATCGGTGAGATCACCGCCCGCCTAACCGACGCCGAGCAGAAAGTGGCTCGCCGCGGCGGCCCCCCCGAGAACGCAGCGCGGAAGAGCATCGGCGCCCAGCTCGTCGCCAGCGACAAGCTGAAGCCCTTCGCTCAAGCCATTCAAGGCGGCCAGCGCCTCAACGTGCCCGTCACGAACGCTCTTCTCAGCACGGGCGTGGCGGAGGGCGTAGTCGAGCCGATGCGTCTGCCCGGCATTGACCGGCTGCCCAACCAGCGGCTCTTCATACGCGATCTTATCGCGCCGGGCCGCACCACGAGCCCGGCGATTTTCTGGGTCCAGCAGACCGGCTTCGTAAACAACGCGGCCGTGGTCCCGGAGGGCACCAAGAAGCCCGAGTCCACGATCAGCTTCGACACCAAGATCACCCCGGTGGCGACCATCGCCCACCTGTTCAAGGCGTCGAAGCAGATCCTGGACGACTTCCCCCAGCTCCAGTCCACCGTGGACGCCGAGATGCGCTTCGGCCTGAAGTACGAGGAGGAGCAAGAGATCCTGTTCGGAGACGGTACGGGCGTCCACCTGCACGGCATCGTTCCTCAGGCGCAGACGTTCGACCCGGCGTTCGAGGTCACCGGCGGCACGGCGATCGACACCCTCCGTCTGGCGATGCTGCAGACCCAGCTGGCCCGCCTCCCGGCGACCGGCTTCGTCCTGCACTTCATCGACTGGGCCAAGATCGAGCTGACCAAGGACTCCACGGGGCGGTACGTCTTCGCCAACCCGCTCGCCCTAGCCGGCCCGAATCTGTGGGGCCTGCCGGTGGTTTCCACGGAGGCCGCCGGTTTCGAAGGCGAGTTCCTCACGGGCTCGTTCCAGGCCGGCGCCCAGCTATTCGACCGCGAAGACGCGAACGTCGTGATCTCCACGGAGAACGTCGACGACTTCGAGAAGAACATGGTCACCATCCGCTGCGAGGAGCGCCTGGCGCTCGCCGTCAAGCGGCCCGAAGCCTTCGTGACGGGCCCGTTCGCACCGCCCGTTCCCTAAGCCGACAACCTAAACCGAGGCTGGGCCGCTCCTGACGGGGCGGCCCTTTCCGTGGAGAGAGACGATGAAGGTCCAAGCCCTTAAGCGCTTCCGCAACGACCGGGTGGTTGTGGCGGCCGGACAGGTGTTCGAAGTCACCGGCGCTAGGGCAAAGGACCTGGAGCGTGTCGGTCTGGTGGTCGAGGCGAAAGCTACCGCCGCAGTCGCTCCGCCCAACCCGGAGAACGCTCCGAAGCCCAAGCACCAGGGCGGCGGCAAGTGGTCGGTCGTCGATGGCGACCAGGTGCTGGTCAAGGACCTGGACAGTAAGGGTTCTGCCGAAGCCTGGATCGGCACTCACGTTCAGGCGCGCTGACGTGGCCGCCATCGTCATTGAACCGGGCGCGCCAGCGCTGACGTTGGCGGAAGCCAAGGTTCATTTGCGCCTTCCTGCCGAGACGACCGACGAAGACGACTATCTCGAGAGCTTGGTGGCGGCGGCGCAGCGACACGTCGAGACGGCGTGCGACATTACTTTAACGCTGGCCACTCTCGAGGCGAGCGCCACCTGGAGCGGCGGGCGCGTGTTGGAGCTTCCCGGCCGGCCTGTCCGCTCAGTCCTGACGGTCACTGCCCTGACGCCCACCAGCGAGATCGCGGTGGCCGCAGGCATTTACCGCCGCCTCGCCGGAGGGCGTGAGCTTCGCCGGGTGGCCTGGCCACAGTGACCTGAGAGTCCGCTACGTCGCGGGCTACGCCGAAGACCACACTGGCGTTCCCCAACCGCTCCGGCACGCCCTGCGGCTCCTCCTGGCCCACTGGTACGCGAACCGGGAAGCGGTGAGCGCCGGCGATCTGAAAGAGCTTCCGGTCGCCGTCGATGCGCTGATCTCCCCATACCGCAACTGGAGAGCTTGATTATGCGCGTACGCTTCACCGGAGACTTCGACTGGACGCCGCCGCAGCAGCGGCAAGTGACCCTGGCCTTCCTCGCGGGCGAGGAGAAGACGGTGAAGCGGGACTGCGGTGAGGCGGCGATCAAGGCCGGAAAAGCGGAAGAGGTCACGCCTCCGGGGCGCGACGAGGCCGATGCCGGGCGCGGGTGAACTGCGGGACCGCGTGCAGCTGCTGCAGCGGGGGCTGGACGCGCAACAGGATCGGCTGGGAGCCTGGACCGAAGAAGGAACCCGCTGGGCGAAAGTGGCTCCGCTCCGGGGCGGCGAGGGCGTCGTGGCCGGGCGCCTGGCCGGGAAGATGTCGCGACTCGTGACGGTGCGGGCGGACAGCCTGACTCGGGGCGTGACCACGGACTGGCGGATCCGCATCGGCGCCGTGCTGTTCGAGGTGAAGGACGCAGCGGTGACCGCGGATCGCGCCTTCGTCGACCTGCTCTGCGAGAAGGCGGCCGGGCGTGGCTAGTGGGTTCGACCCCGCGCAGCGCGCGCGAGCCTTGGCGCGGATGCGCAAGCTGCCCGAGCCAGTCAAGCGGCGGGTCCGGGCGCAGATGAACGCGAACGCTGCGGAGCTGACGGCGATGCAGCGGCGGGTCGTTCCGAAGGATGACGGTGTCCTGGCGGGGACCATCAAGGCCGAGGACCAATCGGACGAGACGCGGATCCGCGTGAAGGTCAGCGCCGGCGGTCCGGCGACCACGCGCGAGGTTCGGCAGGACTCGGGCAAGCGTTACGACTACGCCCGGGCTGTCGAAAACGGGCGCGAGGGGCAGAAGCCCCAACCCTTCTTCTTCGGCTCCTATCGCGCGCTCCGGAAGCGGATGAAGGCGGCGGTCAACCGAGCGGCCCGGGCGGGCATCAAGGAGGCGCTGCGATGAGCGACCCCTCGGCCGCGGTCCGTGAGGCCTTCCTGGCGCGGCTCCGGACGGCGCTGACGCCGATCAAGGTTTACGGCGAGGTGCCGGAGAACCGCGAGTTTCCCTACGTCTCCCTGCGCACCTTGCAGGCGATCCCGGACGACACGGGCTGCGTGGACGGGTCGGAGATCTACCTCGACTTCGACGGCTGGTCGGACATGCTCGACGGCGTCGCCCTGGGCGCGATCGCGAACGCCGTTCGCCAAGCCCTTCGCCTCGAGCTGGAGATCCCCGGACACGGCGTGGTCGTCCAGGAGTACCTCGGCGTCCAGTTCACGGACGACCCCACGCCCGGCATCGCCCGGGCGATGTTCTCTCTCCGGCTCGAGACAGAGCCGGTTCAACAGCCCTGATCGGGGCCATTCCAAAGGAGACTACGATGGCCCTCAACCCTGTGCAGCAGGTCGCCGGCTCGCGCCTGGTGTTCAAGATCAAGGACGGCGCGGCCCCCAACGAGTACCGCACCCTCTGCACGATCAACGCCGACCGCGGCATCACCTTCAACAAGGGGATGGAAGACGAGGAGGTGATCGACTGCGACGACCCGAACGCCATCGGGTGGCGCACGCGCAACGCCACCACGCGCTCCATCGACATCGAAGGCGGCGGCAAGGTTCACCGTCCGGACATCGCCCGCATGGAGGCTTGGCACGCCGCTGAGGGACCGGTCGACGGGAAGATGATTCTCGACGACGACGACCCCGAGAACGTCATCACCTGGACCGGCCAGTGGGATCTGGAAACGTTCGGGATCAGCGGTCCCCGCCGCGCCAAGCTCGACGCCAGCCTGACGATCGGCTCCAACGGCCCCATCGTGACCACCTACGGTGCGAACGTGGGCCTCACGCCGCCCGCGCCCTGATGAGCGGAGCGGCGGAAGTCGAGCTCACCTTCGCCGGTGAGAAGCGCCTGTTCCGGCAGCGGATCGGCGCGCAACGTGCGGTGCAGGAGGCTACGGACTGCGGTCCGATGGAGCTTCTGCGCCGCTTCGGAACCGGAGACTGGCGCGTGGATGACCTCCGCGCGCCGATCTACCGCGGTCTGATCGACGGGGACATGAAGGCCGACAAGGCCGCCCAGCTCATGATCCACAACTTCGACGACCTACCGAAGGCGCAGTTCGTGCCTCTGGCCCGCGCCATCGTGGGCATCGGCATAATTGGTGTGCCCGAGGAGGAGGAAGACGGCGACGACGCGGGGGAGCCCGCGGGGGAGACGGTTCCGAGCCCGCGCTCCCCCGAGGAAAGATCCCCTTCGGAGCCCTCCTCGGGCTCGCCGCCGGAACGCTAGGCTGGTCCGCGCGCGAGGTGGACCAGCTATCGTTGTGGGAGCTGAACACGGCGATCGACGGCTGGCGGAAAGCGAACGTCACAGAAACCGGGGCCAAAGGCCCGACCGACGCCGAGGACGAAGCGTTGCGGGCCAAGTACGGCTGAGTCTAGGCTTGGCGAATGGAGATCTTCCTCGCCGTGGTCGTGCTCGGCTTGTTGCCGGCGTTCATCGCCCACAGCCGGGGCCACAACTTCGTCCTGTGGTGGATGCTCGGGGCGGCGCTGTTCCCCCTCGCCCTCATTGCGGCGTTCTTCCTGAAGCGCGACCTCGCCCACAGCAAGCGCAAGTGTCCACACTGCGCCGAGACCATCCGGGCGGAGGCGACGACCTGTCGCTTCTGCGGTCGCGACGTCCAGTCCCTGGCCGACCCCCCCGGTAAGGCGGAAATGCGCGACCTGAGGGAACGCCTCCGGTCTTAGCGCGGGAGGCCTAAGCGCCGCCCGATGGAGGCGGCATGGCCCAAGACGCTGAAGCCCTACTCCTCTACCTCGACGCCAACCTGCGGCGGTTCGAGCGGTCTATGAACAAGGCCGCGGGCATCGCGGACCAGAAGTTCAACGCCATCGAGCGTCGCCAGCGCGAGGCCGACAAGAAGCTGGCCGCGTTCGGGTCCCAACTGGGGGACGGGCTCGGGAGGGCGTCCCTCGTGGCGGGCGCAGCGCTGGGCGCCATCGGCCTGTATGCAGTCGAACTGGCGAAGGACGCTGAAGAGACCAAGAACGCTTTCAACGTGGCCTTTGGCGACTCGGCCAAGGCCGCCGAGGCGTTCGCGAACACCCTCTCCGGCAAGGTCGGCCGGGACGTCATTGAGCTCCAGGGCAACATGGCGCAGCTCCGCCTGGTGCTGGACGGGCTCGGCGTGTCTGGCGAGCAGTCGCTTCAGGTGGTGCAGGCCCTGACCGCACGCGCGGTGGACATCGGCTCGCTGTTCAATGTGGCGGACGCGGATGCGTACCGGGCGATCATCTCCGGCATCTCTGGAGAGACCGAGCCCCTCAAGCGGTTCGGCGTGGTGCTGAATGAAGCGGCGCTCAAGACCGAACTCCTGCGCCTCGGGTTCAAGGGGACCGTGCAGGAAGCCAGCGAAGCCACGAAGGCCATCGCCCGGACCAACATCATCTTAGAGCGTACTGGCAAAGCGGCGGGCGACGCCGAGCGCACGATCGACAGCCTGGCGAACCAGCAGAAGGTGGCTCGCGCCGAGTTCAACGAAGCCGCTCGAAACCTGGGCACCGCGCTCATCCCAGCCATGACCAAGGCGACCGAAGCCGCGGCGGACTTGGCCAGCACCATCGGCGCGATGCCCACCTCGTTGCAGATGGCGGGCCTGGGCATGCTCGCCCTGGTCGCGGCCGGCGGCCCGATCATGTCGCTGATCACGGGCTTCTTGCGCGTTCGCACGGCCGCTCTTGAGGCAGCCGCCGCCGCCGCGATCGGCGGAGCGGGTGGCGCGGCCAAGGTCGGGGCGGCGGGCTTGGCGACCCGGTTTGGAGTGGCCGGCATCGGAGCGGCGGTCGTGGGCGGTCTCGCCCTGAATGAGCGCTCGGGCTCAAAGCGGGTCGCCACGACCCTCCGCGCACCGATGCTCGCCTCGGATGAGGACCTGAAGTTCACGCAAGGGCAAATCCAGCAGCGTCGGGACGCGGTCGCCGAGCGTTATCGGAACCGTCCGGACGCCATGCCGAAGGCAACCCGGCAAGGGCTGGAGAAGTACACCGACCAGCTATCGAAGCTGAGCGCCGAGCGCGGCCGGCGCGAGGTGAACGCCGAGAAGCCGATGTTCGGCACGGGCACCCCCATCACGCTCAACAGCGAGCTACTCAAGCCGATTGGTGGTGGGAAGGGCGGGGGTGGCCCGAAAGGGAAGTCGGCCGAGACCCTGGCGAAGGAAGCTGTGGCCAAGGCCGCGAAGGCCGCCCGTGAGGCCGAGCGCCGCCGGGAGGAGCAGGAAGCCCGTGAGCGCGCCCTCGACGATCAGCTTGCCGGCTTGGCGTCACAGGAGATCGCAGCCCGTGAGGCGGCCGTCAGGACCGCGGACGAGCGGTACGAGATCAGCCGCGAGCGAGCCGCGTTTGAGGCGGAGCAGTTCGACAAGGACATCGAGCGCAAGCTCAAGGATAAGGAGATTGACGACGCCCAGGCTCACACGCTCCGGCAGGCGTTCGTCCGGGTGCAGGTGCAGGAGGCCGCCAACGCGCAAGCTGAGCTGAGCCGAGATATCGAGGAGCGGATCGCTGTCGAGCGGGAGGAGATATTCCGCCTTGCGTCGGACGCCCTCGGCGTCGAGGCCAGCATGGCCACCACCCTGCAGCAGCGGGCCGACGTTGAGCGCCGCATCCTCGCGCTGGCTCAGCAGGAGGAGCGCGAGCGCCTGGAGCAGCAGATCGCCCGTGGCGAGGTCTACAGCCCGGAGGCGGCGCGATACAACCTCGGGACCCAGCAAGCCGGCCAGCGCGCCGCGCAGGGCTTCCAGCAGGGCCGGGACGCTGAGGTCCAGCGCCTCGGGGGCTTCGACCCGGTTCAAGCCGCACAGGGCGCTGTTGCGGGCGTGCGCTCCCAACTTACCCAGGCGGAGCAGTACGAGGCGCAGCTCGCGGAGATCGAGAAGATGCGCCAAGGCGACTTGGCGAACACCGCCACCTATGAACAGGCGAAGGCGCAGATCGAAGCTCAGTACAGCGCCCAGCGGCTGGAGGGCGCCTCGAACTTCTTCGGCGCCCTAGCCGGGCTGTCGCAGTCCTCGAACAAGAAGCTGGCTGCGATCGGCAAGGCCGCGGCCCTCGCGCAGGCCACGATCAACGGCTACCTGGCTGTCTCCGAGGCCATCGCCTCGGCCCCGTTCCCGGCCAACCTGCCCGCCATCGCTCAAGCGACGGTGGCCTCCGCTATCCAGATCGCCGGCATCGCCGGCGTGGCGGGGTTTGAGAAGGGCGGCTTCACCGGTCCCGGTCGCAAGAGGATCCGCGGCGTGGTCCACGGGGACGAGTACGTCGTCAACGCCCAGAACACGGCCAAGCACCGGCGGGAGCTAGAGCATCTAGAGCGAACCGGCAGCCTGCCTGGGTTCGAGCGCGGCGGGTTCGTCATGCCCCGCGCGCCGCGGCTGCCCTCCGCCCGTGCGTCCGACGCGCGCGCCGTTGGACTGAACGTCGCCGTCAACAACTACGGCGCGCCCGCCCCGCGCCGAGGTCCGGCCTGACGGCAAGGGCGGCGTCCGGGTGGACCTGTACGAGGTCGCCGGCAAACGGTTCATCCAGCAGGCCGGGGTCAACGGAGATCTGGCGCGCGCCGGCCGGCAGACGCCCAGCTTCACGCAGAGGGGGTGACAGTGAACCTCATCCTCAACGCCAGCTTCCTCGACGGCTCGACCGGCTGGACGGCGGACGGAGCCCTCAACGTCGACGGCGGGACCCGACGGTGCGCCTGGCCGACTGGCCCTTGTCAGCGCGAACGCCTCGGCGATCAGCGCCACCACGGTGAGCTAAGCGGCGCGTCGTCGCTGATGGTCTTCGCCCACCACTGGAGCGCGAACGGCGCCAGCCGGCTCTCGGTGCGGTGGAGACGGCCTGACGGATCGACGGTGAGCGACCTGGACGTGCCCTTGCTGCGTCCGCAGGGTGTCGCCTCCCGCGGGCTGCCCAAGGGCTCGCCTACTCCCGCGGGCGGCTCTCAAGGCCGGGGGAGGCCACCCAGGCCACCCTGCGCCTCTACGCGCCCGGAAACACGACCCTGCCCTTCTCAAGCCCTACGCCGCACCGCCGCGTGAGTCCTGCGGCTGGCTCCCGGGCGACCACGTCAACCCGGACCTCCGCCTTGCGGTATGGCCGTCCCGAGCTGCCCCAGTGCTGGAGCAAAGCGCGCAGCCCACGGCCTCGACCGTGGAGTTCGCGACCGATGCGCAGGTCCCCCTGCAGAACAGCGTGGGGGCGCTGCCCTGGCTGATCCTCCAAGGCGGATGAAGCCGACATGGAACAGCGGGACGCACTGAGCCAGTTCGTTGAAAGCCAGCGGGAGGAGAGGCGGCCCTTCTGGTTCGTGCGCCCCAGCACCCTGCAGCTCCACCGCGCCCGATGGACGGCGGGCGGCGACCCCGCGACTCCGAGCCGGCCGGGCGCTGTCGGTAGAGTTCGCCGTCATGCTCGAGCCGCCTGATGGCGAGGACCCTGGACATGGTGCGCGAGCTGTATGCGCAGGGCGGTCCGCGCCGGCACGGTCCTCCTGCAGATCAGCGGCGGCGACCTGGCCGAGCCTATCCAGCTGACCGACCATCCCGGCGGCCTGCAGGTCGGGCCCGACTTCTACGCCCACGCGCCCTTCGCCTTCGGCTGGGGCGGCGCGAACCGGAGCGAAGCGCGGCAACAAGCCGCTTCAGGTCGCCAGCGCGAGGCGGATCGTCGAGGCCTTGAGGCCACGCCGACCCGGCCGACGTCCTCGTTCAGCTCGTGCGCGCCAGCGCACCGGAGCTCGCCGAGAAGAAGCTGAGGGTGCGTACGTCCCGCCGCCCAGGTGGACGCCGCCAGCATCACGATCACCTTGGACGGGCGGAACTACGCCAAGGAACCGGCCGTCTCGCGGGCCTACACGCAGGCACGAGTGCCTGGGCGTTCTGATGACCGGCAGGGTGCTGGAACGGCGGCGGCTTTTGTGGGTGCGCCCTACCGTCTGCACGGTCCACCCCGACGTTGGGACTGCCTGGGCGCAGTCGTCTGGCTTCGGCGCGAACTGTTTGGACGGGACATCGCCCTCTGCGCCGCCCCTCTACACCGCCCTGGACGCGGCGAACGCCGTTCGCGCGGAGGCGCTCATGCGTCGAGGGCGTGAAGGCCTGGCGCGAGGTGGGAAGCGGCGCCCGGCGCGGTTGTCCTGTTCGACGTCATGGGCCGGGCCGCGCACGTCGGCCTGCTGCTGACTCCGACAACCTTCCTGCACGTCCAGCAGGCGGCCGGCACGACCATCGAAGACCTGCGCGGGCGCTGGCGCGGGAGGGTGAGGAGCTTCCATACACCTGACGCGCGCATGGAGCAGAACGGCGCGCGCGCGTTCTCGTGGCTTGCCGCCCTCGGGTCGGAGGTCGCCGCCTTCAGGGCCAGCCCGGCGCGAGCCTGGGAGCCCTGCTCACCGAGGCAGTCAACGCCGGAGACGTGGAGCCCGCCGACGTGCCGCTGGTGCGGTTCTACGTCGATGGGACCGCAATCCCGGCGGGGACTACGGAGGAGCGCTTCAAGCCTTGGATTTGGTCCCGGCCACGGGGGCGCAGGTCAACATCTCCGTAGAGCCCCAGGACCCCGGCACCGCCGCGCTGATCGCCGCGGTGGTGGCGGTGGCCATCTCCGTCGGCACCTACCTGATGCAGCCCAAGCCGCCTGAGACGCTGGAGCCGGGCCGTCAACAAGGGCGCGCTGAGCGGCCATCGAACGGGCTGCGTCGGCGCGAGCCGATGCCGCTTCAGCTGGCCCCCGGCCGCGTCGCGCCCGACTTGGCGGTCCTGCCGTACAGCGAGCTTATCGACGGCGACGTATGGCTGAATGCTCGCCTACGGCGGGCACTACGGCCCCTGCACGATCTCGGACATCAAGATCGGCGAGACGCTGCTCACCGACTACCGGCCGCAGACTATCAGATCGAGTACTTCACGACGCCGGCCCGCGCCGCCTGGCGCTCATCCCCGGGCAGGTTCGGCAGAAGACTACAGGACAAGCTCGAGCTGGGCGGGCCTGAGGAAGTCACACCACCTTCGACGACACGCAGCGGATCTCGCTCGACTTCACCTGGCCGGCGGGGCTGCGGTTCAACAAGGAGAACGGCTCAATCCTCCAGCAGGAGGTGCGGCTCGACGAGTGGCAAGCCGTGGGCGACGCCGGGTGGTCGCCGGCCCCCGCTGGAGGGCGGCCCCTACCGGAACCGTCAGGGTCAGTTCCTGCCGGTCGGCACGGTCGACGTCATGGGCAAAACACAACAGCCCCATCCGCCGCACCTTCGCCTGGACCGCGCCCACGCGGGGCGCTTCAACGTCCGGGTCAAGGCGTGGGACCCCCGACAACGACGACGTGACCAAGGCGGTGCAGGACACCGTCTGGACGGCCATGCGCTCGATCAACCTGCGCCCGCCGATCAACGATGAGTTTTCTGAGCGGCTTCGCCCTGGCGATCCGCTCAGCGACGACCTCAGCGGCAACCTGCTGTGGTGTCGGCCGTGATCGCCCCCCACGCGCCGGTCTGGACCGGAACGCAGTGGAAGGACACATCGCGGACTGGCTCCGTCCGACAATATGGCCGCCCTGGCGCGCATGATGCTCATCGGCCCTGCGGCGGCGGTCCCCCTGACGGCGGCCGACATGGACGCTTCCTGGGACGACCTGCACGACCTCATCGAGGAGCGGGGCTGGAAGGGCTCCCGCCGGCTGAATGGACGGCATGAGCCAGGAGGACGCGCTCAAGGTGATGGGGCCTCATCGGCCCGCTTCTCCGCCTACGACGACGGCGAGCGCCTGTGCGTCAGCCCGGACTGGGAGAAGCAGTACCCGTCCAGCTCTTCTCCGGCCGCAACGCCAGGGCTACCGCTATCGCCGCGAGTTTTCCCGACGACGTGCATGCCGCGATCGTGGAGTTCGCCAACGCGGACGAAGACGGCGCGAGCGACGAGCGCTTCGTCTTCAACGACGGGTTCACCGCGGAGAACGCCGAACTGTTTGAGCGGGTGAAGCTGGACTACGCCTGCTCCCCGACCGGGCGCACACCGCGAGGGCCGCGTCTGGCTCGCACGCCGGCAGCTGCAGACCGAGACGCATGAGTGGACGACCGGGGCGGACGGCCTAGTCGCCACCTACGGAAGCCGGGTGAAGCTCCGCCACACCAGCGCGCTCTACGGCGCCGGCGAGGGCCGCGTTCAGCACCGCCTCTGGGCCGGCGGCCTGATCGCTGGCGTGCAGCTGGACAACACGGTCACGATGGAGGCGGGCAAGAGCTACGCGCTCGATGTCCGGCGCGCTGACGGCTTGGTCGCTGGCGTTCCCGTGGTCACGGCGCCCGGAAGCAGCGCCAGCTCATGTTCCCGCGCCCTGCGGAGAGCGAAGCGCCGGAAGCGGGTGACCTTCTGCGTTCGGGGTGGCGGGGCAGGTCACCGAGGACCTGGAGCTCGTCGAGATTTCCTACGAAGGGCAGCTCCGCCACGCTGCGGGCTGTCCGGTATACTGGCCGAGCAGATCGAGGGCGGCCGAGACCGGGCCCATTCCGCCTTGGCAACCGGAATCACGCCCGCCCGCGGGCGCCCCAGCCGCGGATCCTGGGCGTCACTCAAGCGACCCCTGATGGCGTTGTAGTCAGCTTCGCCGCCGACTTGAGCGCTGGCGTGGTTCTAGGCGGCTTCACGGGGCCGCTGGAGACGAAGCCCGACCACTGCTGGGGAAACAGCGCCCTGGCAGACGCTGCCCGCCCTGGCCCCCTCTGAGCGTGTCGTTCGGACCCCGCCGCTCCCGGAGGCGGAGCAGTCGCAGAGGCCGAGTTCCGGGTCGACGTGGAGGTCCGGTCCTTCAACCGCCGAGGAGGTGTCCTCGCCGGCTCGTGCGCTGGACATCCTCGTTGGTCGGGCCGTGGCGACCGTACGCGACTTCAACGCCATCGGCGTGGTGAGGGCGAGCACCGCCGGGACCAGCTACGGCGCTATCCAGATCACGGCTGCTCCCATGGACGCGGGGCCGCGAGATGGAGCTGCGGGTTGAGATCCAAGCGGCCGGGTCGAACCCTGTAGCGTGGCGCTCGGCTGTGGGCTCGCCGCTAGACGCACGGAACCCCCGCGGGACGTCACGGACGTTCTGGACGATACCGCATACGACGTTCGGGCGCGGTGGTGGACCAACGATAACTGGTCGGGTGCCTGGGCCGTCCGGACCAATGTGCGCGTCCCTGCCGGTGCCACAGTGGCCAGCGACACTCTGAGGGTCGGCGGGCAGAAGATCGCCGTCCTGCTCCAAGATCTGGAGGACGCTAGCGCTTAGTCCTAGAGCGGCTGAGTGCGCTCAACATGGTCGCTAGCCGGTCTGGCCGAGGTGCTCAACACTGAGAGCGTCTGCGCGAACCGGAGGCGGTCGAGCGGGGGCATCCTGCCTACGCCGAGCGCGAGGTAGAGATCGTCAAGACGGATCTTCGGGCGGAGGTCACGACACGCGAGGAGGAGGTGGCCGCGGTCGGGGACGGGCTCGCGGCCGTGTGCGCGAGGTCGACAGGTAGTCGCTGAGGACCTGCTGGCCTCAACCACGCGGCTGGAGCAGGACATCAGCGCCGTGGACGAGAGCCTCGGGCTGTCTCGCTGAGGGTGACCACGCTCAGCGAGGAGACGCAGGCCTCTCCGCCGGATCCTGGAGCTGGCCTTCGCCGTCCGTCCGGCGCGCAGAGCCTGACGCTCCGCCGGGACAATGTGTTCGCCAGCGACACGGAGACCTTCGCCGAGCGGGACAGCTATCTGAACTCCCAGTTCGACGGCACGGCGGGCCAGCCCGGAAAGCCGCCGGCGTCGGACCTGCTGACGGTGGCCCGGACGGGCCGCCGACCGCTCGCCAAAGCTCCGCCGAGCTGCTGACCGCGCTGGGCGCGGAGTACGCGACGAACGGCGCGGCCAGCATCGACTACACCAAGGTGAGGGCCGGGGCGGACGGCCGGACGGTCGCGCAGCGGTTGATCTCGGTGGAGACGGAGGCCGGCGCAGCGACCTCGGCCGCGGGCGTTCTGCTCGAGGCCGTAGACGGGCAGGGCGCGCGCGCCGGGCTGTTCGCGCGTTCGGGCAACCGGCTCACCGCCGTCATGCTCGACGGCGAGGAGGAGGCGATCGAGTTCGACGGGCGCTTCGTCCGCATCTTCGCGCCGGACGGCAGCTTCGACCTGAACCCGGGCGCCGGCAAGCTGGTGATGAAGGGCACGGCCGGGAAGAGCGTGCTCTTCCGCGACGGCGGCATCGCCTATTGGCAGGGCCCCGCGAGCGTGCCGGACGGGCAGGAGTCGGTGAGCAACGCGACCTTCGCCATCGGGACCGCCGTTCCGGAGGAGGGCTGTTCACTGGCCTGACGCTAGCCGGTTTTTTTAGCCCGGCCGTAATCGCGGTCGCCCTGCCCACCCTGGACTGGGTGGACGTGGCGGAGGGGACCACGCGCACCAACCAGGGGATGCTCAGCGTCTTCGGCGTGCTCTCGGCGAACGGCCTGGGCGCGCCGGTCGGGACCGATCCCGAGACGGGGCAGACCGCGCTGCAGTGGATCATCCGCTATCGGCTGGTCTCGACGACATGGGCGGAGGCGACCTGGTTGAGCTGCACGCCCCGCGGGAGTTCGGGCACTTCTACTTCGCCGGCAACAGCAACACCTCGCGGATGGATCACCTCTACCGCGACCGCTTCAATCACCCGCGCAGCGGGGAGCGGAAGATCAAGCTCCAGTGCAAGCGCGAGCTGGGTTCGAACCTCGCTTGCAGTCCGGCGGCTGGCTGGACCTCCACTACTTCAACTAGGCCCGCTCGCCCGGCCTAGCCCCACCTGCGTCGCCCTCGCGGCGGCCTTTCGCATGGGCGCATTTCATGACCGAAGAACGCGAGTTCTCCGCCGGCTTCGGCGCGCTTCTGGACGCCAACGCCGGCGCCTGGGACGGCGAGGCCTTCGTGGCCGGGCTCGAGGCCCTGATGCTCCAGTCCGGAGCGTTCGTGGCTTCGGCGGAGCTCTACCGCGAGCTGACCGCCTATGTCCGCGGGCCAGCGGGCTTCCCCCTGTGGGCGACCGGTCCGCTCGACGGCGGGCCGGAGGGCGACGGCCGCTATCCCCTGATCGGCCCGGACGGGGCGGAGGTGCTCGTGCCGGGGCTGCGCATGCTCCGGGAGCAGCTCGCCAAGGGGGAGCCGGGCGCCGACGCCGGGGTGTCCTACACCTTCGTCACGGGTGCAGGCGGAAACCCGGGCCTCGGCAATATCCGCGCGAACGATGACAACCTCGTGCTCGCGACCGAGCTGCAGATCTCCGACACCACTGAGGACGGCCTAGCGGCCTTCCAGTGGGTCGACAGCTTCGATGACAGCAGCCACCCTACCGATAAGGGCACGCTGACCCTCCGACGGCGCGGCACGGTCGCCTTCCACACCTACACCGTCAAAGCCGTGATCCCGGTAGACACGCAGGGGGCGGGGGGCAACTATCGCCGTGTCACCGTCTCCTGGCTGAGCGGCGGCGGCGACTTCATCAACGGCGGCTCGCTGCTGGCGTCCTTTACGCGCACTGGCGACACAGGCCTGACGCCCACGATCGAGGTAGGCCAAGTCCTTGACCTGCCCCCCAGCATGGCGCCCGCGGTCGAGATCACCGGCCCGCCCAACGCAAAGACGGTCAACTTCGCCCTGGTCCGGGGCGACGACGGCCACAAGGGCTGGGCCCCGGCGTTTGGTGTCGTCGAAGACGGCGAACGGCGTGTCCATCGCATCATCGACTGGGTGGGCGGCACGGGTCCAAAGCCCACCGGCGTCGGCGCTTACTTAGGCGCCGGGTTGTGGGTGGCGAACGCGACCGACGCGACGGACGTCCGTGGCGGGTCGGGGCCGCAGGGTATCCAGGGGCCGAAGGGCGACAATTTCCAGCCGAACGCCAGCGGGACGTTCGCGCAGCGCTCCGGCTATGACAACGCCGTCCCGGGGTTCTCCTACCTCGCGACGGATCAGAGCAAGATCTACTTCCGCGAGACGACGACGCCGGGCGTATGGTCGACCGGCATCACCTTCGGCCCTGGCGCGCTGACAGGCGCGGATATCGCCGCTCTGACCTTCCTGGCGCCCTATGGCACCAGGCCCCGATCGACGCTCCAGCGCCTTGGGGAGACGATCAACCTCCGCGAGCTCTACGAAGGGGAGGCGGACCACGTCCCGGCCTGGAACCGGATGGCGGCTCAGCTGAACGCCAACACCAACACGGCTCCGCCCTCCGTCGAGCTGAAAGGCGCGTTCGATCTCACGTCCACGGCGACCCAGCCTCTGACGCCCCTAACCAAGAACCACACCGACTTCCGGGGCGTGGGCGGAGGGACTGTCCTGATCCTGGCAAACTCCGGGGAGGCGCTCCGCTTCGGCCGAGACACGCTGCCCGACGGGAGCCCCGCACCGACCACGGAGGGGCTTACATTCAGCAACTGCCGGGTCTTCGTTCCAATCCCCGTGCTCGGTCAATGCGCCTTCAGATTCCGGAACTTCGCCCGGGCGCGCCTCCAAGAGGTCGAGTGTCAGAATGTGGGCGCCCTGGCCATCATGGGCGGGAGCCCGGTGGCGTCCTACTGCCAGGACATAAAGTTCCGGGACATCGACGGCTATGCCGCGAACCTTGGCCAGACCGTCCTTGATGCTCGCCGGATGAACGGTTTTGGGCTTTCGCGCGCAGGGCTCTTCGTGGGCGGGGTTCCTGCAATTCAGAGCGCGGCGGAGAACCTGGCCACGGTGGTCGGAACCCGCTTGGTCGGTGCAAGCTCCTTCTCTGTCGACACCATCCACCTCGACAAGGTCTTCGCCGAACGCTTTGACGCCATGCTGTTCATCGAGGCCAAGGCTGGCCAAGTCATCAACAACATCAAAGTCGATGGGGCGACGGCCGACTACTGCAACAACAGCATCGTCGCCTACGTCGCCGACGGCGGCATCATCACCACCCTGCACGTCGGCAATTCCTACCTCACGGGCTGGGGCGGAAACGCCATTCTTCTGGACGGGGTCGAGGGCGGCCGAGCCTCCCGCGCCACATTCGAAGGTCTCTCTCTATTCCAGACCCTCCGCCAGGGCCTTCTCATGCGGCGTCAATGGAAGAACACGAAGTTCTCCGGACTTCAGGTCTACGAGAACGACCGCGCGGAGCAAGGTTTTGCGTGCGTGGAGTTCGACCCTGGCTGCACGCGCTTCAGCCTCTCGGACTCGCAGATCGGCTTCAGCGAACCGGACTATGGTTACGGCTTCCGTGGTGATCATGCTGTCAGGGTCGGCGCCGAATGCGATGACTATTCGATCACGGGGATCGACGCTGAAGGGTCCGTGGCTGGCTGGGACGTGGGGGCGAACAGCACCGCGTCGAAGAAGCGCTCCATACGGGGCAATGGGCGGGACCCCTCCTACGCCGGACGTCAAGTCGCCCCGCTCCTTGCAAACGGCCAGGCCAATCCCGCCTATATCCCTGGGCGGCACCCTGGCTTCACCATCCCGGCGCCGGGCGCCACTGGACCAACACGACCCCCTACACGTTCACGTTCATCATCAGCGGGGGAACGTCAGCGCCCTCTTCAAGAACGGGACGCTGACCGGGCGCGCGGCGGGCAACTACACCATCGAGCCCGGCGAGAGCATCAGGCTGGACTACTCCCTGGATGCCACTACCCCGCTCAACATGCAGGCCGACGTCCAGCGGTAGGCGGGGTCCGAGAGCTGGGCTAAGGCATGGCCATGGAGCGCGAAGCGCGGATTGCGACGTGGGACGACCTCGTCTCCGCCGGACGGGTCGAGGTCCTCGCTCCCGCGTCTGCACGTTCAATCGTCGTCGAAGGCCGCATCATACCCGACGCCGAAGTGCGGCTGATCGATCTGCAGAGTTCGCAGATCCTGGGCAACCAGACCGTGATCACCGACGACGGCCTCTACCTCGCCGGACAGATCTCGCACCTGTCGCCCATGTGGCAGGTCCACGACCACCCGCCGCCGGATAATGTGGGTTCGCTACGACAAGGAAGCGGGGACGGCCGTGGTGGCGATCCCCCTTGCGGCCGTGACCGTGCTGATCGGTTCGTCTACTTCCTGCTGAACGGCTCCGTCGGCTGCGTCAGCTTCGGACATTTCGTGTTCGACTTGTTGTCGCAGCTCCTGGCCTGGGATGAGGTCAAGCGGCCGCTACGGCGACGCGGTCGTACCGGTCCTGACCAGCGCTTATGATTTCAGGTTCCGTTGGCCAGGGATGGAGTGGCTGTTCGAGGCGCTCTTCGCGCCCGTCGGCGACATCCTACACATCGGCCCGCAGTCGCGGTTGGCGGTGGGTCGGGGCTTCGCGACCAACCGGGCCGTCATGGCGCTGCACCGGGTGCAGTATGGCGGGGCGAGCTTCACAGCGATGGCTCACGTGAGGGCCAGGATCTTCGCCGCGATGGGACGTCCGAACACCACGGGCCGCCCGAAGCGGCTCTACGTCTCCAGGCGCGACGCTGGTTATCGCGAGGCAAGCAACATCGCCGCAGTCGAGGCTGTCCTGGAGGCTTGCGGGGTTTCACACCGTTGTCGTGGGCGAGATGAGCCCGCGGGAGACCTATGAGACCTTCTTCGGCGCCGAGGTGATCGTGGGGATGCACGGCTCCGGCCTGCTCTACAGCGTGTACGCCGAGCAGTCGGCGACGGTGATCGAGCTGCACTCCGGCAACGACTGGCAGATCATCATGGTCACCGCCGAAGTTTGTGGACACCGGGCCGTGCGGGTGCCGCAGACTGAGGGTGCCATCGACCTAGAGGCGCTGAAGGTCGCTCTTCGGTCCGCCTGAAGCCAACGTCGGACGAACGCCGTTCGCCTGGGTGGCGGTGTGACGGCCCGGCGAGAGACCTGGGGGACGTGCCGGGCCGTCTGTCGCACGCAGCGGGACTGCGCAGCGGCACCCTCTAAGTCGACTTTCGCACACACAAGTTCAAGGGCCGCGGTTGGCCGTCTCGCTCCTTACACCGGAGGCCTCCATGCCCCTGAACGAACCGCGGTGGCAGGCCACGCTGGCCGCCGCCGTCATGGCCGTGCTGTTCGGCGTCATCGTGGCCCTGCCGAAGGCTGAAGCGGCCACGGACGGTCGCGCTCGGACCTACGTCTGGCTGGGCTACGTCGTCGGCGTTCTCTTCTCCACGGCTGCGGCCTTCGTCTTCTTCGGACCCGGCGAGTACTGGCTGAAGAAGATCGGCTTTACGGACGGCTTCGCCATCGGGGGCTTCATCGGCACGCTCGCCCTGCCGCTCGCCCCCTTCGTCATCAAACGGTTCTCCCGCGTCCTGGCTGGAGGTGAGCCCCAATGACTCTTGAACAAACGGCCGGCGTAGCCTTCTTCCTCGCTGCGGCCGGCTTCATCGTCCGCTATGCGCTGCTGAACCCGGACGTGGGTCTTTGGCCCAAGGTCGACGGCCCGACCCTGTGCTGGCGCTTCCGCGTCCGAAAGCGCGAGGTCTGCATCTGCCTGCTGTCCTGGGACATCGTCCTGCGGACATCCCTGCTGGTGCTGGGCGCGATCCTTGGCGCGCGCGGCTGGCACCTGACCGCCGGCGACGGGCGGACCGATACAACGGGTGCGCTCGCGGCGTGGGCCCTGGCCTTTCACTCGCTGATCTTCGCTGCGAACCTGCTGCGCCAGCGTCAGCCGCTGTGGCTCACCCGGATGCTGTGCTGGCTGCGGTTGAGCATCCTAAAGGGCGAGCCGCCGCCCGCTAGGGTGGTGGACGACCTGAACGCGATGGTCGGTGCGCCCGCCGTCTACGACGGAAAGGCCCCGCCACCTGACGTCTGAGCGGACGGCCGCCAGACGTCCACCACGCCACAAAACCCGGAGAACGACCATGACCGACCCTGCATGGATGCAGCGGGCGCGAGCCCTGCTGGGCACCCGCGAGATCGTTGGACCAAAGCACTCGCCCATCATCATGGGCTGGATCCGGAAGCTCGGCGCCAAGGCGCTGGGGATCAACGTCACCTCCGACGAGACCGCCTGGTGCGGGACCTTCGCCGGGATCGTCGTCAAGGAAAGCCTGCCCGAGGAGCCGCTCCCGCCCATTCTGGTCCGGGCGAGCGCCTGGGAGCGGTTCGGCCGGGCGCTCGCCCAGCCCGCCGTGGGCGCCGTGATGGTCTACCGCCGCCCGGGTGGGGGCCACGTCGGCTTCTACGCCGGTCGTTCGCCAAGCGGCGACGACGTCATCCTCGGCGGCAACCAAGGCAACGCCGTCAGTCTCATGCGCCTGGACCCTGCCCGGCGCACGGCCATCCGCTGGCCCGCCACCACGGCGCTTCCCGCCATCGCCAAGACGGTCGTCTTGGCCGACGCGCCCAAGTCCACCAACGAAGCCTAGCGTGCAGCTCAACACGTCGGGCGCGAACCGGCTGGTCCTGCTGGTCGGTCCCTGGGCCCTGAAGGTGCCCCAGGTCCGCTCTTGGCGCGCCTTCCTGTTCGGCCTCCTCAACAACCTGAACGAGGCCGAGTGGTCGCAGGAGGCGGGCCACTGTCCCGTCCTGCTCCGCGGTCCCGGTGGGCTGTTCATTGTCATGCCCCGGGTGCGCACGCTCACGCCCGAGGAGTTCGCCAGCCTCGATGTGGAGGCCCTGCCGCCGCGGCCGGAGCGCAAGCCCGACAGCTTCGGCTGGCTGGGCGAGCAGCTGGTGGCCGTCGATTACGGGTGGTGATTGGAGGCTAGGCGGCCTCGTCCCTCATCATCGCGCGGGCCGCTTGCACCAAGAACCCCGAGCGCGTGTAGCCCTTCGCCTCCGCAAAGCTGTCGATCTCGCGCAAGGCGTCTTCGCCAAGCGTGATGTTGACGCGCACCGTCTTCGTCGAGACGGCCGGCGCCGGGATCAAAGCGGGCATTCCGGTTGCGTGCTCCGGATTGACCGTGATCTCCTCGAAAGGCGTAGGCTCGGGGACCGCGAGCCCCTCGTCCACCATGAGGCCGATGTGGCCGGCCAGCGCCTCGGCGCCGTTCCTCATGGCCTCGCTGACCGAGGAACCGGCGCTGACGCAGCCGGGAAAGTCGGGGAAGGAGATCCCGACGTCGCTGCCGGAGTCCTGGTGGATGATTGCAACGTAGTGGCGCATGGGGCTCACCTGAGTTTGAGGCCGGATTGTTTCTCGATGGAGCGGAGCGTGCCCATCGGAAGGTCCTTCTTGGGGTGCGGGACGGTGACGAGGCCGGGCTTCGTCGGGTGCATGAAGTGGTGATGGTCGCCCGTCACCCGCTTCAGGTTCCACCCGTCCGCCTCCAAAGCCTTGATGATCGCCCGCGTGTTCATGTGTGTATTGATACACCACGCACCGAGGGTGTCAAGCGGAATGTGTGTGAATACGCACTAAGGCTGTAGGCGGACAACGTTCTCCGGCATGGCCGCGCCGGGTTCACCTGCAGGCTCAAGAGCGTTTGCGTAGGGTCCGGGGTAGAAGGTGACGACGCCGCCTTCCCCGATCTCGCCGATGATCGGCACTAGGCGCGGCGTGGTCGGGGACGGGCGTGGGTCTCTGTCGTCGGTCATGGCTCTCTCCTGCTCATTCGGGGCGCTGTAGCCAGCGCGGTGTTTCGGCCGGGGGCGAACGCCGTTCGCCAGCGAATCGCACGGCTTGGGCGCCGGGCCGATCGCGGCCCCAGAAGGACACGCGCCCGTCACAGCCGACCACCCGGCAACGCGGGTTCTTGTTCCACAACGAGTAGTCCGGCCCTCGCGCCCGGATCAGCCCGTCCAGCTCGACGCGCAGGCGGACGCCGCAGCGGTCGCAGCGCGCCTCAACGAGCGTCCGCAGGCTCCACAGCTGCGTCACCGTCCAGGCGCGGTCCGCCGTGATCAAGCTGCCGAGGTAATCGGGGTTCTGGCCACCCATGCGCGCTAGAAGCGTTCACGGTGCGTTCCCGTCAAGGGGTGGGCGGAAGCGGCGGCGCCACTTTGCTCGACTCCTGAGGTTCAGCTAATGGCCACGGCATGGCGCGCCACAGGATCAGCTACCGCTTCGCTGGCTTTCAGGGAGTGCGGGAGTCCGCCCCGCTGGAGGAGGTCCTGCGACAAGTCCTCTCAGGAGCACACGCGGAGAACTACACCGATCGGATTTTCAAGGTCTCCGACCGTCACCTCCGCGCGGTTATTAACCGAAGCGACCTGGATCCTCCAGGTGTGTTGGCCGAGGTCTTTCAACTCGATCCTCGCCGAACGTTGCCGTTTGTGCAGCACCGCGAGGAGCCGGCCCCAGTCGCTCGAGTTCGAACTCGCGAGGTGCCGACGGACGAAGAGCACATAGGTCTACCTGCCTATTTCCTTGTGCTTGGAAACCACCTTGCAGTCATCGAGTCCGCTGGGCTGGGATCCAGCCAACTGCAGACTTATCTGAACGCGCTGTTTCAGTCGGCTGGCGTATTGGCACCTGACGAGCACTGGAAGCTTACCCCCAAGATCGAGGTCGTTGAGGGAACAGCCGCGTTGTCTCAGGGGATCACGCGCCTTGAGGTCAAGCCTATTGCTCGGCTGGCCGGCGACGCGCCTTCGCAGATGGACGATCGCCGCCCACCGCGCCGAACGCGAAGTGCCGTCGAAGCGCGGGAGACCAAGCTCCAACGAGGGCCGAAGATCTTCGCTCTACTTGAAGCATTGGGTGCGTCGAACGCGGAGCTGTCCGACCTCCGAGCTCGCATGAGCACTGATCTGGGGCTTGAGGCCAAGCTGGTCATCTCGGTGCAGCGGAACGCTCGCGCGACCGATGCGACGCTAAGCCCGGCGGACGTGTCCCAAGCGGTAGCGAGCTTGGAGGAAGAGAACGTGGTCACGATGGTGACGCCGGATGGCACTCAACGGGGCAGACTGATTTCGCTTTCGACCTCCTCAGAAATAGCTGATGATGGCGGGCTGTTAGAATTGGACGGAGCGATGGGCGCCTTAGCGACGGCTCTGCAGGTCTGGGGCGGCCGTGGGGTGATCGACCTCGGCGGAGGCTGATTATGCGATCGACGATAGCCATAGCTTTGTTCGGTGCCGCATTAGGCCTCTTAGCGCCTCCTGCCGTGCTCCTCAGCGCAAGCCAAGAGCTGATCGGGTTCATCTCGCTCCTGCTGGCTGGTCTCGTGCCGGCGATGACGCTGACGGCGACCGCCCTTCGGGGGGAAGGCCTCTCCTCAGCTCGAGTTCGCGATTACGGCAAAAGTCTCCGACGTCAGCTGGACTTCTGGGGGGTTCTGTTTCTCGTCGGGCTAGTGGCGGTATTCGCCATCTGTGCGGCCAAGATCGTCTCGAAGAGTGACATCCCTGAGTTCAACGTCTCTGGTCGTGGCTTTGACGTGAGCACCGGCCCGTTCGCCTCGGCGCTCCTGATGATCGGGTTCTCAGCGCTTTCCGTTATCGTCGCTCGGCTGTGGCCAGCATACCGCGGCCTCCGATCGCTGCTCGATCTAACCGTGGGGTTGGCCGAGCGGCAAGCGCTGGCTAACGACCGAACCCTGGGCGATGAGCTCGAGGAGAAACGAGCTCGCGTCGCTAATGATCGAACCGCCATCCCCGTCGTGGGATGGACCGTCGAGGGTCCAGAAGCGCGCCCGTAACCCACGGCCGGCTGGCCGGTCCGGGGGCGGTCTGGTTTTTCAGCGCTGCGCTAAGTCACTGTTACTTAAAGGGCCAAGAGCGGGCGGTTTTTCGGGTAAGCCATTGAACATGCTGCCTGAAGGCCAGCTTCCCAAGCTTTTCGTGCGGGTTCGATTCCCGCCGCCCGCTCCAGGGCCTGCCGGCCGATCTGGACCCTGTTCTGACACCCAGGTTCACCGTTTCTGTTCCGGTGGCGCTCTCGTTGAGGCCTGGGATGCCGTCTTAGATCACGGCGTCATATTGGACGTAAGGCCTAGTTGGCTTTTCCCACGCGCAGCGGAAGTGCGCTCGTCAAGAGCCATTCGCGGCGCTGCCGCGCAGCTCGTTGGGGCGCGTGTCGATCCCGGCGCTTAGCGGCCTCTGCGAAGCTGTCGCTCAGACCGACCGGCGCAGCTGGCGGTGCGCGTCGGTGATCACCTGGACTAAACGTAGCACAACCTTGAGGACTCGGACCTTTTGCGCTTACCGTGAGTGGACAGGCCCGGCGAATGAGGAGCCTACGAAGCGCGAGGTCTTGCGCTGGGCTGGCGAGCGCGTTCCACGGATGGAATCTCCTTGGTAAAACAACGGCAGAGGCAAAAAAGTCGAGGCGAGTCATCGCATTTTGTCGGCCCCATCTTGATCGGCTCTGACCGGCTACATCGACTCGTCCAGGGGTTCGCGAGGCAGGCGGAGGATCGTAACTTCTGGCTTACCCCACTTGCAGTAGCGATAACCCTGCTAACTACGCTCGTCGTGTCTGATTTTAAGGATAAATTCGGAGTACCGGCTGGTAACTGGAAGGTGTTCTTATGTGTTATGCTAGCGTTATTTTCCGTTTGGACGGTAATTTCCTGGAGACGTGCGCAAGCCCGTCAGAGCGTGAATGAGTTTATGGACGTAGTTGCCGCGAATTCGCTCGCTCCCGTGAGAAAATATGCCCTTCAACTATTTCGGGCAAAGGATGAGCAGGGCACAAATTACCTCCTCTTCTACTTTGACACAATATGGAATTGTTATCTTTGTCCGTATTCCAGCCTGCAGCCGGATCAGTCGGCTCCGGAGGATGTTGTTGAGCCCGCCTCAGACCGTTTCGGGCTAGCTAAATATGCACTCTCCGCTGTGGAGCTTGACGGGCTTGAGGTTAGGCACACCAAAGAGTCGCAGGCCTCTCATCAGCTGAACAATTACTGGTTTGTCTTTTATCTGATTAAGGTAGCCTCGGAGCACGAAGCGGTTTTCGCGAAGCGGGTGTTCGAGATTCAAGGGCGGCAATATAGGTGGATGGCCTTAGAGGAAATCCTGTCCAATCCGATGAGCATGGAACGAAATGGGGAAGTCCTTCGATACATTCGGGACAATCGTCAAGCGTTCTTCACCGACGAGGCTGCCCTCTCGATAGAGCGTCGGCTTCATGAGTGA